AGCCTGAGCAAATCAGGAGGAGGGCCCAGAGGAACAAGTCTCGAAGAGCACTGGCCAAGCAAGGACTTGTTAGCAAAGGCGATGGAAAAGATGTTCACCACAAAGACAATAACCCGATGAACCAGGGGAGAGGCAATTTAGCTGTTGTAAGTAAACACTGGAATAGGAGCGTAAAATAATGGCATGGTTTAGTAAGACACCCGCAGTAGCACCCCAAGGACTTACCAATGAAACTCCAGAAGACCGACGAGCTAGATTAATGGCTGAATCTGAAGCTGCAGGAAAAGCTGCTGCAGCTAATCCATTTAATGCAAAAGCTGCAGCAGAGAATATTAAAAAGAAGAACGCGGTTAAGCAAAACATGCTGGATGAAACGAGCTCAATGTAGCTCAAGCTGCTTTTTCTCTTGTGCCCTGACGGCGTTATTATATTTAATAACGCCGTCATTGTATTTTAGGGCTTGCTCATTTAGCGTTTCATTTATTGAAACAGTAGTAAGCAGGGTATTAATTTGTGTAGTGTGATAGTAACTAACCGCTACTAGGTACCCAAGTAGCCCCGTAAGAATACATTTTAGTAGGTAGTCATAACTCATTATAGTTCCTCCTCAAAAACAATATTGATGTTAGCTTCTCTGGCCAATTCAAGTACTAGATCTTGGTTCCAGCTAGTTTCCTCAGGCGTAGCTGGCAAAGTTACGATAGTCTTAATCCCATATTGGATTATATGACCTAAGCACTGCGTGCATGGTAAACAAGGGTAAACATAAATTGTATCGCCTCTTCCATCACTGCTGTGCAAGGCGTTTACTTCAGCATGAATAATGATAAGGTTCTTCAGCTGCTTATCATTAAGACGGTAATCATGGTCTTCGATACCGTGAGGGAAGCCATTATACCCAATCCCTTTTACTTTGCGTTTTTCAGTAATCACAGCCCCTACTTTCTTTCTTGGGTCTTTGGACCATGTAGAAACAAACTTAGCGAGCTCTAAGTACCTTAGGTTCCATTTATTTGATTCTTGAGCACTCTCGGGTAGACTAATAATATTGGCAGGCTTACATAGCTTACGCATAATGGCATCTTCTTGTGTATCTTGTTGGTACTGTTGTAAGGTATTATATGTTTCTTGTACTACGGGCGCAGCTTCTTCTATCCAACAAAAGCCTGTATGTTTTGTCTTAGTCATTTGGGGCCTCTGCTTGACTTGGGTGAATAGTTTGTTGTAACACAAAAACTTCACCAGAGCTAGTATCTATTGCAACGGTTAGTTCGGTGCTGTCTTGGTCCCAAAAAGACTTAATAAAAATATTGCGCCCTACTAAGTCTTCTAATTTAAAGGTTTTAAGTTTACAGTCAATGTAATTCATAGCCCTAATTCTCCCTGGATATAGTTTACTAGCTTAAGCGCTCCATCTCGATCATGCTGCTGTATCAAAAATTTTAACTCCGGTAAGTTTTCTACTAACGGGCTATATACTCGGTGTAGAAGCACAGTCTTGGCTTGCCGCACTGCATCTATATAAGCTGCTTGGGTACAAGCAAAATTAATATACAGAGTAGCTTTAAGCATATGCTCATGGACTATACCTCTAGATTCATTAAGATCAATAGGCTCTACGGAGTATGCTAATATTTTAGCAGGCTCATACCGTTGCCTATGGGTGGTGTCAACTCGTAAATCTGATGTAATGCTCATACGGCCTCCTTAGTAGTGCTTGTAGACTCGTAGGTACTCAAGCAGCATATCTTGCACCGTGCGCTTAGATTGAAGTGCTTTAAGTACCCTTTCATCAATTGTTCCTTCTGCTATTAAGTGGTGAACAACCACAGTATTTTGCTGGCCTTGCCGATGCAGTCTACCAATGAGCTGTTGATAGTGCTCTAACGACCAGGGTAAACCATACCACAAGATTATATGGGACCCTGCTTGTAAGTTAACGCCATGCGATAACGCGGCCGGGTGACATAAGAGCAGTGGTATATTTCCTTTGTTCCAGTCGTTTATAACTTTAATTGGGTCATCTTTGGATTGACCAGCAATGACTGGAGCATTAGGAAACTCTTTCTTAATCATGTCAAGCTCAAATCTAAATTGGATGGCACAGAGTATTCCTTGGCCGTTAGCCTCTTCCACTAGTGATTTAAGAACTTTTAGTTTCTCTGTGTGTAGTACCTCATAGTTTCGTTGTTCATCAACGTATATTCCTCCTTGTATAACCTGCCGCAATTTATTACCTAACGCAGGAGCTGAGCGTACAACTGCAGTAGTTCCTGCAAGCTCGAGCATCATTGTGTCTTCTAGTTCTTTAATTTGTTTCTGCACGCCCTTTGGCATTGTGACAGGTATTACGTTGTCTATGTAGGGTGGCAAGTTTAAGTAGTCTTCAGCTTTAAGCCTAAATGTATTAGGCGCTATTTTTAACATTATAGCATCAGCGCACTCTTGGTTCTTAATAACCCACTTAAAGCCCATACGATCAACAGGCTTAAAATACTCATTCTTGAAGCCTGTGTAAGTAGTTCCTAAAGACACACCGCCGTCAAGTAAGTAATACTGGGACCATAAGTCAAGTAATGAGTTAGGCGCCGGTGTGCCACTTAGTATACTTATGCCCTCATTACAAGCGTCTCTAATAGGCTTAAGGGCCTTAAATCGTCTGGTACCTGGTGTTTTAACCATAGAGCCCTCATCAATTACAAGAGCTCTAAATGGCAGGATACCAGACTTTTTAAAGTTTTCGAGAAGACGACCGTACAACCACTGTAGGCCTTCATAATTGATTATGTAGAACTTGGCTGGCTGTGATAGTGCCAGGTCTTTATCTTTACCATGTAATACTTGATAGCTAAGGTTTGGAGTCCACTTCTCTATTTCCGCTGGCCAGGTGGAAAGCACAGTACGTAGCGGCGCGACTACCAGAATACTACAGGGTAGAGTTTCGCACCAGTCTAAAGTAATCCTGGTCTTACCCAAGCCCATGTCCACCGCGAGATACTGGAACTTATGATCTTTACAAAACTGGGTAGCTCTTATTTGGTACTCATGTCGGGGTGGGATCATAAGTTTTAAAGCTCCTCTCTTCTTTAGTCATTTCATAGCAGTTGCCGTTTAGTGCGGTGTACCGTGAAGACGCAAAAGCTCCTGAACTAAGCCTAGCTTCTTGACAAGCTACGTAGTGTTTGCATATAAAAGGTAGCCTAGTACATATTTTTAATCGGTCAAACTCAGCTGCTTTAATAGTAGATAACTTATGGTCATTTGGGGCGGAGTAGTTATAAGCTACTTCTGGTATTTCTCTATGACCCGCTAATCTTAAGCAGCCGCAGGACTTTGCCTGATACCGAGTTACTATAGTTTCAGTACCACAAGAGCAAATTGCTAGATAAAACCAAGTTCTGTTCCTGCAGTATATCGGGGTTATGTATTTAAGGCGCCCCCATTTTTTACCGGTTACATCAAAGGCGGGCCTAGGCATAGCATCTGGCCAGAATATACAAGATTTATGAGTCATTACTCCTGGATCCTTTTAAGTAACCAATAGTTAGTGGAATAAATACAATGGGCCATAGTGTGAGTATTAAAGGCTGAACCCACCAAGCGCACCAAGGAGGACACCTATTATACCAGTTATATAGTCGACGGTCTTCGGAGTCAATAAGCGACCACACGGTAGCTCCCACGACTAAGTTAGAAATAAAAATAAGAATATAGAAAGATACTTTATTCATATAGGTCCTTTATAAAGCCATAGGTTAGTAAATTACAGAACCACGCGATCTAGTATATTTTCGAGCTGGCTTGTTAAGGATTTGATAGCATCGGCTTTATTTCGTAGGCGCTCAAAGTAGCTTGGGTATGTTTCTTTACAAGTATCGGCGCCCTCAGAGCACGCTGGTTCTTGTTGGCGAACTATACCGCTTAGCAAAGCTTCTGCTCTAAGTACTTGTTCATGTAGATCGTCTGCGCGGGTTGTAAAAGTATCTATTAGAACTTCACCTACTGTTCGGTCAGTAATAGCATGAGAGTGCACGTTTACTTCTGGTAAACAGTTCATTTTAGCCATAGTGTCCTTCCTTAAAGTGTATAACTGAGTCTTAAAAAGCTAGCATGCAAATGTATTAGGCTTCTAAAGTTTTCGAAATTAGAAGCCTTTATACACTTTTAACTAGCATCTATTTGTCGCATCTGAAAGTTACAAATCGAGGATGCCGAAGAGAACCATCAGGAGTTACTTCGTGGTACAGTACTTCAGCGGTTTTACCAATGAACTCCGTAGGGTTATCCCAAATGCGCTGCCGAAGTGCATCACTGAATCCGCCGCCGACACTCACAAGTACCCCGTTAAAATGAACGTCTAAGCCACCAAGAGAACCTTCATACTTACCTTCACCCTCGTAGACCCCAACTACTGGTACATCGGCAGTTTCTACAGCTTTCATCTTTAGCCAGTCAGAAGACCGTTTACCTTGGTAAAGATGACTAGGAGTTTTAAGAACAAGGCCTTCATAGCCCGCTGCTAAAGCTTTTTTATACTGCGTTATAATACGATCAGGTAGCTCAGTGTATACGTGCTTAACTAGCTTAATGTGAGGGTTATTAAGAGCTGTGACATGCTCGTCAAGTGACTGGTACCTGTACTTAAATATTTCATTTGAACCAGGCATGTCGAAGGCATTGTATACCGCGGTTGGACAGTCTTCGAAGCTCCTAAGTTTGCCGCTAGAAGACTGGAAGCTTGACCCAGGGATAATGAGCTCCCCGTCGAGTTCGAGGCTACTGGGTACTTGTGAAGTAATGTGGTCGAGTCCTGTAATGACATGGCCCTTCCTTGTGTAAAAAGTTTTATTACGCAGTATAGCACGTATGCCATCAATCTTAAGGGACATGAAGTAACCACCGGGCTGGCCTTCATAAGTCTTAGCGAGCATAACGTCAAATGTTGTAATAAGACCGGGGATAGCTTTATTAATGGTCGTAGCTGAAATCCCGCAGCGAAGGTCTTTCTTGATAATTCGCTTCAGTAGATCTCCATCGTCTGGTGATAGTACCTCCAGCAAATTCTTTACCGTATCTAAAGCATAGTTGCCTGAAAGTTCACCAGAAGCTAAGTGATCTAGAATAAGGGTCCACTCGGAGCGTCTCATATTAATATCCACAAACCCAGGGGTATGCTTTGGCATTTTCTTAATGTTATATGTCCAGTGGGGCTCGTAGGCGTATTTAAGAATTTGTTTAACATAGCTATCAGCTGTTTTTAAAAGGGCTAGTTTAGCTGTTGAAGATGAGGTGCTAGCCAGTTTATCAAAAAATTCAATTGGATTCATGAGCT